CGATGTACAGAACATCTAATGCTATCATTTGTTGTTCGGGTAGTTTTTTCAGACCTCGTCTATAACGTACAACTCCGAGTACTGGTTCCCTACCTCCATCCACATTTTCTTATGGTTGAACACTGAAAGTGTCACTGGTTCACTGTACATAACCTTTGCTGGAACTACACCTTCCCACGGTTGTTCAGTGTATTCCAGTATATCTGTATCCGTTGTCACAAAGTGACGGCGAATCTTCACTTGGGGGATATAAGCCCAACCATCATCGCACCATAGGACCTGTACTTCCTTTGTTTCCCGTATGGCCGGCAGTTTGAATGGGACCTTCCGCCCGTTGTACCGCTTGATTCTCATTCTTTATATGTATTGATGCTAGTCCCATTTGAATCCGTATTTCCGCAGATTTCTGGATGATTTCACAGAGATAGAGGGTATCAAATAGAGCATTATGGAGTTGTTCAGATTTTGGTGGATGACCTAACACTTTCTCATACAATTCTTTTAGTTTAGGATACTTGTACCCATACCGCCCTGGAATCTTACACATTGCTTTACCTATTTCCATCGTACACAACTTTCTTATCGGGAATGGCTTGAAGTCTTTCATACCTAAATCCCAAATGATGGCATTCATCACAACATTCAAGTCAAACTTTAAATTGTGAGCAACCATTATGTCACACTGTTCGCAATTGAATGCTTCCATAACATCCTGAAGCGGGATTCCAAACTCCAATGCTTTGTCTTGTGTAATCCCATGAATACGAGACGATTCTTCAGGGATTGTCCACTTACCAGGTTTCACTATATAACAATGCGTCTTCATAACAGTATTCGTAGCAGAATCCAGAACAGCCCAAGAAATGGACACAATGTGTGGCCAGTTGTTAGGAGATTGAGGAGCCGATAAACTTGAATCTACGGGGAGACCCGTAGTTTCGGTATCAAACACTAAGATCTTCATTCTTAGTTTTGGGTGTGCGGATTTAAACAATTTCGTTTTACGCGGAGTGGAGGAGGTAGTATGCTACTGCTCCGAAAACTACTGAGTGTACGGCTAGACCGTACGTTGTCGGGCACCCGCCACTTGAAACGCGTAGTGTCTCAACGTAATGGGGAGCAACCATTCCAACAACTGTGCTTACTAAACGGTCAACAAGGCCGTAAGTCATTGGAGAACTGAGTACAAAGAATAGAACCGCGAGCGTGAAGCAGTGAACAAACTTCTTGCTGAACATTTACTAGGTCACGAGAAAGTCTTCTGAGTCTGAATAATTGATTTAAGCCATTCTGGTATATTTTCCACTATTCCTTTCACTGTCATAATGTCTTGTGGGACTGGGTAATGAATATCCAGTGTGTTGCTTTCGCATATAAAGAGACACGCACACGTTAGGAAACATATGCGTTGTTTAAGAAGACTTGGGTTCCATCGTAAACAATGAAGTTTATACAATGCGTCGACGTACGGTGATAAGACACCAGCTTGTGGCGATGACCTAGCTGCGTATTGGACAATATCCCAAAATACCCAGACAACATGCCTAGAATGTTCGTCTGAAATGTAGGGATTGGGACGGTAAGCACAAAATAAGGTTTCTTTACGAGTTTGTTTGTACACGCTGGCAAATTTAAGAATCCACGAAATCCAGTAAAGAGCTCGAGTACAATCTCGTGATTCGGGACGTAAGCAGTAAGCTAGTTCATTCAATGAAACGTACAAATCCAATGGGTCTTCTTCTTTCACTAAATGCCGGACATAATTCGACGATGGAGCTTTCAAGTTCTCCGTAACCGTTACTTGCTGGAAATCGTGTTCGGGTTTAATTGATGGAAGTGATGGCAATTTATTTTTTCGAGTTAGAGCTACTGTTGCTGAAGCTTCACATACTAAATTCCTGACTGTAATGTTGTTACGCATATCCGTCATGGCTAGAACAGAGTACTGGCCTTCATAAGGCGCAAACTTTTCGTAAGCTTGAACTAGATACAGAAATACATTCGGAGCTGCGCGGTTAATATGTTTAGCCGAAGACTCAAATAACGTGGTCCACAAAGAATGGACGAGTCCAGAACATAGAAGTTCTAACGTCCAGTAACAAGCGTAATCTGCGTGACCTAATTTAATATTCTCGTCCAGAACTTTGTAGACGTGTGTCCGCAAATGTCCAGAGAAAGTAAATTTTTGAAAATCCATAACTGTTCGTCCGTCGCTTACAACGACGTTCATTACTTAGTAAAATATACGAGATACTGATACTCCTTACCGCATCTGACCAAATCTACGCTTTCAACATGCGTGAATCCTGATGTACGAATAATATTGATCATACGTTCTTTTGAAGGCATATATAAAGACAGTTTGTTCTCACGGTACTTAATACCGTTATTGTTTGAAGGATCGTAGTATGAGAATACTTCATCGTATGAAGCATCATCTTCGTCTGCCTTCTTCTTGAGTTTGCCAGTATACTTGAACTTATCAAAATAGACTATCGATTCAGTCTGTCGTTCAAGGTTGTACTTCTGTAACGAAAAAGCGGCGAATGGCGATGACAGGTCATGTAGAGGATCAAACTTATCTGGATCAACCATATGTACCACAAAGTATCCTCCGGGCTGAAGCCATTGGTAAGCATTGTCCGAAAGAATACGAGGGTTCTGGAACATGTATATTGAGAACCCTAAAAGCAAGCAATGACTGAATGATTTGGGTGGGTAGAGTTGTGGTAAGGATACGTCACCCTTATTGAATTTAGCTGAAGGGCACCGTTCACGGGCTTTAGTCATCATGGCATCTGAGGTGTCAACACCTACATAAGAAACTCCCAAATCTCTAAAAAACTGAGCATGAGTTCCAGTTCCACAGCACATATCAAGAACACGTACTGATGAAGTTTCACGATCTGCTAATGAAATATCCTGTATCGATACTTCTTCGTACTTAATACGTTCATTGGAATTCCAAAGTGAATCGTAGATAGCGGCATACATCTCGTCATAAATTTCAGAGTCATGTAACTCTTCAGACTTTCCATCTTCGAATCCTTCAATGGATGAGTACCATACGGTGAGACCATACATTAAGAATACAAGAACAGCTAGGAAGATATAAGCTGTCTCCATTAGTTTTACTTTAGACGATTTCCTCCTATAATTGAAGGCGGAGGAGACATGTACTTGCGATACTTTGAATACGCTAAGAATAAAGCGGCAATACCTAGAACAGCTATAAGAAGGTAGAGTATTATGCCTAACAGATCAACTTCGGTTGTAGGAACACCAGATAAATGCCATTGGCGTTCCATGATATCGGCTTTCGTTTTTTCAGCTTCGTAATCCTTCTGCAGAAACGGCATATTGCCATCGGACTTTAAGGATTTAGCTAAATCAGCAAACTGACTCTGTGAGTTCAACTGTGTAGTAAGGGACTCGTACGTATCGCGATACTGAGATAATAAAGGTTCAATGGTGTGTTTTGCCATACTCTCTTTATGGTCAGCTAACCACCCGGGACCATTTAAAAGAGCATAGTAGTCAGTTTTTGCCTGAACATCTGAAGGGTTTGCGTCCATAGAATACTTCAGAGCTGCAAGTTTCTTTTCTTTAAGGCAGTCTGGTCCACAATCCGGAAAGAGTGACGTCATTATTTAATGAGAGGTAAATTCCAATAATCAATACGACTAATGCAATCATATGAACGATCCATCCAAAAGGCGAGAATATGGCATATACTAAGGCGGTTAACGCAAGTGTTACAACAAACTTCTGAATAGTTGGCTGAATGTTATTCAGCTGGTTCAAACTTGTTTTCTTCTTATTTATATCAGTTCCAACTTGGCTGATTCTAGTATTTGCGTCATTTTGAGCCTTTGTAGCATCCCCAAATAACTGAGTAAAAAGAGACTTAAACTCAGCTAATTGCTGATTAATTGTCATTACAGTTGTCTGTTGTGAGTAATTCTTCGTAACGTCCGTTACGACTGTATCACGGTTCTTATCCAAAGGCGCAATTGCATTGGATACAGACGTAAAGTCAGGACTGGCCACACGGTTAAATATATTACCTACACTCCCCGCTGTACTTGATGTCATCCATAACTGTTTTGTGGATGGATCGCCGGTTAGGTATAGCGGCAGGTATCCCTGAGTATTCAGAGGCGTAAGCTGTTTGGTTGAACAGTCTCCTACACACTCTGAAACACCCGATCCCGTAATTGCAAACAAACCAGTCTGATCTAAATCACCGACTAATGATCCAACAGATGTTCCCTGAAGTCCAGCAATCGGAGCCCATCCTGTTTGTAATGTTTCATCAGTTTTCATAGCGTTTCCGGAGGCATCGATACCATAAAGCGCACTAGAACTTGATGACGTGATTTTTACAGTTATATCGGGAACTGGCATTGAATTTGACATACTTACCGGTTTAGGTAATTTAATTTTCTGATTGGATGCGCCTTGTAACCAAATATATGTGTGTGTTGAAAAAACATTGGTAGGTACGAAGGTAGGAGTACTTACCTGAATTACGTTCCAATCAGTTTGATTGTTTGCCGTTTTAATAGCTAACGATGTAGCCGATCCGCTCGTAAATAGTAAATACACGTTCGTTTCGTCGGTAACAATATCCACAGTACTTACTGCCGGAGAACTCTGGGTAGGATTCAGTGTTAAAATGTAGGCTCGCGGAGGAGTTGTAGAGTAAGTGGCCCAATTTGCAGACGAATAGGCGGACATATTTCCGACATAGTATTTGGATACATTTGCTGTGTTTACCATTTTCGTGTAAGGGCTCTGGTAAGCGATATATACCGGGTTACCTTGATCATCCTTGTCAACTTTCGAAATAGGAATATTTCCACCTATCCATGGTCCAGACATATATCCAACTGAAGAAGGTTGGGGAGGGGCCAATTGTGTAATGTCTACTTGTGTCCAGTTTCCCGTACACGGCTGCTGGCAGACGTAAACTTTATTGACAGAATTAAATCCCCAAAGGTAACCAGCAGCAGACGACGAAGCTTTCACTAAAGAACCAGGTATATTCGCCCATTGTTGGACCGAAGATAGCTGGGTTGTTAATGTGGTATCAATACCACGAGTATTGGTATCAAAAGCGGACTGAAAATCCGTCATTATTCAATTAGCAGTATAAAGTTCTGGTTATTTTAGAACTTAATGAAGTTCTTGAACGCTCCATTCAGGTGAAGACGAGCCGTAGCTGGCCCTTCCTCAAATCCACGCGTCATCGGGCGATCGCTAATGGCAACCCCCTGCTTTACCATCTGACCCTTCACGATGATAGCTCGGCGCTTCATCTCCAGAAGCATAGAGTAATCAGTTGCAGGTCCCTTTCCACCACTGGTAGGTGTAGCACCTTTGTTTAATCCTACCGTAGTTGGCATTTATTTAGTGTCAGAGAAAAGTAATGCAAGCGTTTGAAGATTCGCGAAACACTGATCTTCAAAATTTTCAGAAGCAGTATGCTGCTTTGAAAGCCCAATATTCTACAGCTATTTCCGCAGCAATTCAGGAAAATGATCCTGCCTCTCAAAACAATCTAATCCAGCAAGTTCTGACTGTAAACCAGAACTTAACAGATGCTATCCGTAATATTATTACTAAACTCAACCAAGGGACTGATCAAATTGATTCGGCGACTATGGATACGTTAACGGCAGATTTAATCAAATATCAGCAGGACTACCAAAATCTTAAGAACTCGATCGACAAACTTAAGACGTTAAAAATGATTCAGGCAACAATAACGAATAAACTAAATGCGGCTATGTGGTCTTATACCGTATACCTGATTGCTTTATGTATTCTCTGTTTAGTTATTATTTTACTAGCCATCCGAGCGTCGTGGACGACGAGTGTAGTCAAACAGGTAACAGGCGGATTCAAATCACTTGTAGGAGGACGATAGTCACGATTAAAGCTCCAATTATTGAATACTGCGTACCGTGTGAAAAAGGGACAGGTGGAGGAGGTAAGCGCATCTTAGCTGCTGTAACTCGGTCTTTCTGATTGTGTATCCCAATACCAATATTCATCAATCCATCCTGTTTATCGGCAATGATAGATTTGGCATTAGACCCTAGAGTATCATTTATAGCGGTCGTATTATTGTGTATCTGTGTGCGTAGAGAGTCCAGAATTGTCTGTAATCCCTTCTCTGCGCTTTCATATGCCGACTTATATGACTCGTTTCCTGTTGTAGCATACTGAAGATAGTTATCATGGTAACTTCTGGATAGAGTATCGAACTGGCTATCCATTTGTTGTTTCCGCGACACAAATTCGCCAGCGTTTGTTTTCAGCCGATGTATCGCACATTCCAGTGACTTCTACTATATCCCCAGGCCTTGCGCCTAGATACTTTGCCATCGCATCCTGACTCAGAATATGGGGAAGGTTCATTAGATTTGCATACGACTTTGAAAGTTCCGACTTCTCCTTATCATCCAGCAACCGATGCTTCGGGACTAGATGATGCTTTGAAATATTAAAGTACAAACTCGCAAGAAGGAATACTTGGACAAATGTATTTTCGCGGTCTGCATTATGATTCACGAGGGATGCCAGAACACGGTCGCTTAAAGAGGTCTCGCTGATAATCACCATACTGGAATTGTAACCATTCTCCTTAGCAAACTCCACAAATGGTGCAATACTAGCAATACGGTTCTTGGTACTGTAAACGACCAGAACTCCTCCGAAATTGTACATGTGTGTCTCATCCATAGCTGGAGTGACGGGATCCATTACATCTCCCTTGATTCCGCGGTCAAGAAGCATCTCCTTTAGCGTTTTCATTGCTCGATCGTCCATTCTCTTTACTCTTTGGATACTACGAAAACGGCATTCCATTTTTACGCCGTAGATATGTAAATGAAGGACTGGGCGTTCATCGCAATATTGGCAGGACTAGCAGTCGTTGGATACGTTATATACAAGTCCCGCGAAGGATTTGAAGTTGCGTTTGTAGACAAGACAAACGATAAGAAGACAGATCAGACTCGTGTTTCGTCATACGCGCAGCAGACCAATAATTACAAGCCGACTGAATCTGCCCCTCAGCCACCACCTGGTGTCGAAACCCCATACCGAGTGAACGCATGGAACTCGTATGTTCCTTTTTGAAAACAACTTAAGCATTCAAGGTTAGAATAATCAAATGAGCACAATATGTCTCAATATGATCGTGAAAGATGAAGAACACGTAATTGGGGATACGTTAGAGAAGCTAGTGAATCAGATTACCTTTTCCTACTGGGTGATCTGCGACACAGGTTCCACGGATAAAACGCGTGAAATTATTACCGATTTCTTTAAAGCAAAAAATATTCCAGGGGAACTTCTTCAGCACGAATGGAAGGATTTCGGTCATAATCGTACTCTGGCTCTACAGGGAGCTTACAAGAAAGCCGACTATATCTTTATTTTTGATGCTGATGATACTATTCACGGAACGGTACGAATCCCCAAGTTGACTCATGATTTTTACAAGATGAAGTTCGGACAGCACTTCACGTACTATCGCCCACTTCTTGTTACGGCGTACAAGAAGACCAAGTTCGTAGGTGTTCTACACGAGTTTCTTTCGCTTGAAGAAGGACGACCAACGGAAGGTACTATCGAAGGAGACTACTACGTTGATTCGGGAAAGTCTGGAGCCCGTAGCCGAGATAAAGATAAGTATCTCAAAGATGCCATGATTCTGAAGGCTGCTTATCAGAAAGAAGTTGATACAGACGGAGGATTATCTGGCAGATATGCTTTTTATTGCGCCCAGAGTTTTAAAGATTGTGGACGAGTAGATGATTCGCTCGAATGGTACACATTGGTTGCGGATAAGCTAGTATCTTGGGTACAGGAAAAGTATTATTCATGTTTGATGGCCGGATTCCAGTACAAGTCAAAGGGCGATTTTAAGAAGGCGCTCGAGTACTTCCTCAAGGCTGAACAGTTTGATCCTGATCGTACTGAAGGTGTATTTTTTGCTTCTGAAATGCTGAAGGACGCAGGAATTCATACTATGGTAGTCCTTTTGTACGAGAAGTACAAGAACTACAACAAAGATCCTCAGGATAAGCTGTTTTTGTTCCGCGATTTCTATAACGATGTTCTAGAATTTAATACGAGCATTAGTGCTTATATGTCTAATAACCGCAAGGTATCTTACGAGTGCAGTAAGAAGATTATTCTTAACAATATTGCTCAGCCTGGAATTCGTGATCGCACGTTTAAGAACATGCGGTTTCATATGAACGAATTGAACGAAGATAAAGATACTCTGGGACTATTTTATCATCTGACGAATTACATTCAAACTTGCGATGAGCCTCGCGAAACTGCAGTTGTGTGGAATATGCTTTTCAAGAAGAATCGAGGATTCCTGACTGCTCCATCAAAGTTCAAACCCAATCCTGCTAAGAAGGGTATCATTCTTACATTTACATCATGCAAGCGCCTAGATTTATTCACAGAGACTGTGAATTCTATTTTGAACCACTGGACAGACGCCGATCTCATTGATTCATGGTTTTGTGTTGATGACAACTCGTCTAAGGAGGACCGCGCCAAAATGAAAAAGCTGTATCCTTGGATGACCTTTTACTATAAGACTCCGGCAGAGAAGGGCCATCGTGAAAGCATGAATATTATTTGGAATAAGTTGCATGAAGTGAAGCCCAAGTACTGGATTCATATGGAGGATGACTTTCTGTTTCACGTAAAGCGTCCATACGTCAGTGAGTCCATGAAGTTCTTGAAGTCTCAGACCAATATTAAGCAGGTTCTCTTTAATCGTGGGTACGCTGAGACAATTGATGACCTAGATATGCAAGGGTTTACTCCTGTATCGCCCGGGTTTGTTCTTCACGAATACAAGAATGGGGCATTCCCTTATAAGAATTGCCACTATTGGCCACATTACAGTTTTAGGCCCAGTATGATTGACGTAAATGCCATTTTGGAAATTGGGAATTATGATAGTCCCAATACGTTCTTCGAGATGGATTACGCTAGGCGGTGGGTTGAAGCCGGATATAAGTCTGCATTCTTTGATATGATTTGTTGTCGCCATACTGGGCGCCTTACAACAGAAATCAAGGACAAAACTGTTAAGAACGCATATGAGTTAAATAATACAAATCAGTTTGATGAGTCTAAGGCAATGAAAGTTGTAAATTTGAAGCGACGTTCTGATAGGAGGGAAGCTATGATAACCGAGTTTACAAAGGCAAAGTTCAGTGATTACGTATTTATTGAGGCAATAGATGGTAAAGACCTAACCCCAACAAAAGAACTAAAGACTCTGTTTCAAGGTAACGATTTTGGAAGTCGAGTTGGAGTTATTGGGTGCGCACTTACACACTACAACTTGTGGAAAATGTTACTTGGAAGCTCAGAAGATTACTTTGTTATTTTTGAAGATGACGTCAAACTCGGACCAAACTTTACGAAGAAACTTGAAATCATAAAGGATGCGATGAAGGCTTGTGATTATCTTCATTTAGGGTATCACATGACATCGGCCAACCGTAAGTTACACGAAGATACGTATACGAAGGAAACTGGTAAGCTAACAGTCACACCACTAAAAAATGACTTGTATATCGGAGGCACGTTTGCTTATTCGATTAATAAGAACGGGGCACGTATTCTTGTTGATTACATTGAGAAGAACGGAATTAAACACGGGATTGATTACGTAATAAAGATCTGTAATACTCTCAAGAATATGGAAATTCAGCCCCAGATTGCTTTTTCTGAGTGGTACGAAGTACCTGGGCAGAAGGTTGATACGGATATTCAGACTGAGATCGCATCTCTTGATTTTGAAAATGTTGTAGAGGATGAGTTCACGTTCTTTCCGAATGTTGATCACATCGGAGACGATATCTGTTACCGGAAGGTGAGCATTGAAGAGTCCATAATTCTTGCTAGAACAATGCCAGATTGTATGGGGTTCAATACACTTGGATTTTTTAAGAAAGCTATTGATACGACAAAGTTAGTAAAATCGCCATATTTTAGTCCGACCGACGGAATTTATGTCAAGAAAGTTCCCCAAAAGAAACCAAAGGCCGAAATTGTAGTTCCAATAGTCAATCCTGTTAAGGTCAAGATCATCTGTGGCTGGGAGTCTTCTGAGTCATTCGTGAATAAACTTTTAAATGGTCCGTTCCTAGACCCTAGTTTAGAGCTCACATCTTCAGATGAAGCTGATTATTTTGTAATATACAACCAGCCTTCCCCCGGAGAGTTTTTCGATCCAAAGCGAACTATTGTGCTTCAGTTAGAACCTTGGGTACATGACAGTTCTAAACCATGGGGAGTAAAGACTTGGGGAGATTGGGCAAATCCTGATCCTACCAAATTTTTACATGTGCGCACTCATAATACTTTTTTGGCTCCAGCACATTTGGCTATCCGCGGGGATATATATAATTTGCCTTCAAAGAAGGATATTCCTACCATTATCTTGAGCAATAAGTTAGTAGATACCGGCCATCAATTGCGGGTTCAGTTTTTGCGTGCTCCTGATCTACAAACACCTATTGACGTTTATGGTAAGGCAAACTTTCACAATATTTCCACGTATGTTGGAGAAGTACCTGATGATGAACGGTATAACGTATATTCCAAGTACAAGTACGCACTTGCGGTAGAAAACAATTCAGAGACCAATTATGCCAGTGAAAAAATTTGGGAGCCATTGCTATGTGAATGCTTACCGTTTTACTGGGGATGCCCGAATCTAGAGGACTATATTGATCCCCAATGCTTCGTACGACTGCCACTCGAAGATCCCGCAAAGTCTTCTGAAATTATTCGTAAGGCGATTGAGGAAGATTGGTGGTCACAGCGTATTGATGCCATTCGTGCAGCTAAGAGCAAGATCATTAATGAGCTAAGCCTGTTTGCAACAATATCCAAAATTATCCGCACATCAACCAAGACAAAGGCGGTTATTCTAACCCTTCACAGTAGTAAGGCGCGTATACCAATAATTGAAAAACTCCAGAATGATCTTAACACTTTTGGAATGGGGACTGAGGTGTTTTATGGCGTGAATGGTAAAGATCTCATTATTTCGAATACAAAGGTTATATACAATAAGGAAACTAGAGCGTATAACCCTAAAGTACGTATAAATAAGCAGAAGATGACACTGGGAGAGTTTGGGTGTGCTTGGAGTCATATAAAGATTTACCAAAAACTACTAGCCGATCCAGATGCCGATAATTATCTTGTACTCGAAGATGATGCTAACATAGTTGGGGATCTGAGTGTCATAAGAGATTTACCGTTAGATTTTGATATTGCTCATGTAAGCGTAAGCGATATGCATCCTTTCATAAGAACAACTCCGGTGAATAAGTCTTTCTTCAATATCAAAAAGGAGTACTTTAACCGTTTAACCGGGTACGTTGTTTCAAAGGCAGGAGCAAAAAAGCTACTATCTATGACCAATGAAAGTATTAATTTGCCAGCAGATGATCTTCTTTCGAATAGCTTTATTATCGGAATGATTCAAGTTATTGTTCCACCAACTCCTGTTTTTACGTTTACGAAGGATATTGTATCAACGATTGACTCTATAGAGTCAAGATAGTTTTCTCTTTAGGGTGTTCTGGCAAAGTACCAGCAGCCCGATGAGTTTGAACAGTATTCCAAATATCCTGAAAGCTTTGAAGATTACTCGTGAGCCACATCGGATCTCGCTGAACCGTTGAGAGACGATACTTCTCAAATACCCAATATACAGTTGTCCACCACTCAGTTTCTAGAGTAGGCATCATTTCGCGGCGCCACGTTGCGACATCACGCTGGTCTTCAATTTCACGGTAGACAACCTTTCCACTCTCGTCAATCGCAAACCAAGATTTGTACTGAGCGGTAGATTCTAGCCATTCAGTATACGTCACTTCCTGAAACTTCATTTCGACATAATCACACTCGGCCATATCGGTACACTCCAGCTGTAGCTGCATTTGGTGATAGTATGTCGAAGGTATAGGTGTGTCATTAGAGAAATCTCGAGAAATTGGGCACTTGAACTCAACTAACTTTCCATACCGAGGATCGGTCTTGTCGGAAGTCAGAAGTATACCGTCCGGAGACGCACCCAGAAATGAATGATCGCGATGAGGAATGCATGTCGTATCTTCAATACGAACTCCGGGCTGAATATACGTCGTGTAAATATGCTTGGCAATCGGTTCAAACCGCGTTCCCCACATAAGAGCTTTAGGGCCAAAATTTGACTGCTGTTGCTGTCTAGGTACAAGTTTTGACATCACAATCTCGTGTTTGAGAGCTGGTGATGCGTCATGAACCGCCTTATAAATTTCAGAAGCTGTTAGCATTTCACCACGCTTAGTATGCCATGCGTCAGTGCGCTGATCATTATGTCCGTACAAAAGTAAGATCTGTTCAACTTTATCTAGGTCCATTTGAATATATAGGTTTAGATTAACTAAACCCGTTTTCAGGGTAGGTAAGAATGTTATAGTAAATGGAGATCCAAAGTCAGGAACAATGGGTACTTTATCGCCTCGAGCGATTTTATACCCTCAAGAACACTGAGCGTGTTCGTGACATTCTGTCGGGGAAGTCTAACCTATCTCTTCGCCTGATTGATTGGTTCGTGACCAATTATGCTAAGAAGTACAACATTTCGTATATGACGAAATCCAATAAGCATGTGATTGTGTACCTGTCGTACAAGTCTCATCTGAAGGCTTACAGCAAGAAGATGTTCGACCCGTTCTGTCGATGGAAGCGTATTAAGTTTCGGGAAATGGATACAACCGTTGGACAGCTGAATTTCTTTGAGTGGGCAATTTCTGATGAAGTTCTAGATTACCTTGAAAAGAACCGCGAGACGATTCATACCGATATGGAGACGCGCCTACACGAAGCCAAAGAAACTGATGGTCCAAAGAAGAAGCGGCACGAGCTTTCACACTCTGCTACCAAATCTATGACCCATCATGATGTGCGTGTAACTGTAAAGTTTGATTAACTTGTTACTGAATAATGTACTCGATTCTAAAAAACAACTATGTCTACCGAGATACATCGGAAGATATAGCTGATCATGATGATGATTATGATGCCGAGGAGTGGCATTATAACGGTAGGGATGTATACCGCGGATCTTTGGATCGTCAGTATGAATGGAACGTGTATTCTCTGTATGACGAAAACTCAAAACGGGTAGGTATCGCCGAGCATCATCCGGAACACCCAGAGATCTTTTTCTCGCTCTGGTTTGGTAAGAACGTGTTCTCGACGTTATTTCAAGAAGAATGGGAATGCAAAGATGCTACTGTTTGGTCTATTTTATCAAACGAAGCTTATCAGGATTGTTTAGAAGACGATTTTAAAACCGTCTTTGATAAGACGTTGAGCACGAATATTCGACTCATGACTCCCGAAATGGTAATCAAGATGCCAGAGATCCACGAATGCCCAAGATGTGGAAAGAAGTCGCTTTTACCTCTGAACGGTTGTCCCGAAGTAAAAAAACTTTACATTGATGCTGATTCCTCAGTACTATTCATTGATGAGTCTTTTGTTATGTATACTGCTCCCGCAGATTCACGTGTTTGGTCTAAGGTACACCCGCGCCCGCAGCCGGGCGACGGCGAGGCTGGCGACCAGCCGGCGCAGACACTGGAGTCTGCTCAGTCACCTCCTGAGCCTGAGACCCACCACCATAGCCCGAATCCTCATTCTGGGTCTGAGTATCCTGCTGAGCATGAGACTCCTCATCCTCTACAATCGTAGGGGGCGCAGCCGACTCGTCATCAAACATCTGCGCAGCCGTACGGCGCATCTGAGGGAATACCTGAGCAGCCGTCAGACGCCACGTCACACCAAAGCCACCACCAGCAATCACATAGATGCTGCCGCTGACTGCGAGGTTCGCCTCAACACCCTTTGGGAAGATTGAGGTCAGAGACTCGGGCGTAACATACGTCACAGGGTTGCGCGACGCATCCACGATCTCCGTAGACACGCGACCGTCATAGACAGGAACCTTGACACGGAAGCTGGGAGGATACTTGCCATTCGGCACGTACTCGCCATCCACCTTGTCGGTAGAGAAGCTCAGAATCCGCTTGAAGCTGTCACGAATCGCCTCCTCAGAACGCTTCTTGCCGAACCACTTGGTGCTGTTCTCCACAGCAGCCTTGATAATGTGATTCTCGAGATCGGCTAGGAGATTGTACAGCTTACCGATATCGTCGGCGCCGGTCGAACGATCCTTGCCATACGGGTCACATCCCTTCAGAGAGCCGATCAGCGTGTACGTCTTCATACCATTATCGCCCTCGCGCACTAGGCACCCGCCGGGGTAACCTACACGGGGCAGACGAATCAGAAGACTGTTGCTATTATAGCGCATCGTGATTGATGGATTGCGACCTGCCTTAGCCTGACCTACCTGGAACGTTACGTTGTTGACATCGATAGAGCTCGAGTGAATAGGGCCGTTCATCTTCTTGTTGTTGTGATCTTTATAGGTTAGAAAGGTGTAAATCCGTTTTCGGGGAAACAAAACCAAATTTGCGTTTTAGAGGAAAGGAAACGAGAACATTAAATAATGGTGCTGTGTGCGTCTTGTAGAAACAAGACAAGTAGTGAACAGTGTCCGTCCCAAGCCATGAAAGGATTGCTGTTTTGTGGCAAACATGCTAAGACCAAGACGAAGCGATTATGGGCAGACGCAAACAATGG